AAAAACGGCTAGTATTTTTCAATCATTTTCGATTGATAAAAAAGATTTTTTCAACAAAACGATTGATACAGTAAGGAATCTTTACCTTGACAATTCTATCGACAGAATCAAAGGGGAAGAAGATTTACTGAAAAGAAAAATCCTGCAAAAGATTGCAGATTACACACAAGGCAAAAGTGAAACTCTTGATTTAACAGAGTTTGTCAAATCAATGTATGATTCTGGAGAACATTTATCAAGGTTGTTTGCAAGGGACCAGATGCAAAGATTCAACAAGGCTTGCACGCTTGCAACATTTGAGAATGCAAAAGTAAAAAAAGTTAAATGGGTAACGTGCTCAGATTCAAGAGTAAGAGTTACACATAAGAGACTTAACGGCAAGGTATTTGACATTGACAACTTGCCCAAAGAGATAGATGACTATAATTGTAGGTGCGGACTTGTGCCTGTGGAGTGGGAAGAATGACGGCTGAATACTTGAAAGATTTTATACAGACAATCGCTTTTTTAACTCCTGTATGTGTTCTTATCTGGAAGGGTGCGACGCTTGCCGCCAAAGTTGAACAGATTGAAAAAGATGTTATAGATAAGACAGATAAGTTTTGCAAGGATCATAAATCTATTCAAGCCGAATTAGAACAGGAACATGAAAAAAGACTTGCAGATACTCAAACGTTAATACAGGCATTAAATGAGATTCAGAAGTCGATTGTAAGAATTGAGACAAAATTGGATATAGAGGAAGAGAAAAAATGAAACACCCGCAAACACTTGCAGCGCAATTATATGAGCAATTTCCGAATGCTAAGTTAAAAACTATTAGAGACAATGCTTGTTGTGCATTCGTTTTGCTCTGGTGCTTGGGGTATGACAAAACAGATTCAGAAGCAATAATGACAGTTAGTAGAATGATGAGCTTGAATGTTATTGGTGATGATTGCACAGTGTTCTGGCAGAAAGCAATTTTATTTCTTAAAGGTTCTAATTCTGTTGTTGATTTTGTTCCTTGTGCAGAAATAAAAAAAATAAAGCAAAGAACACCTGTTAGATATATGCACAACGGGAAATGTCATTGGGTAGGAGTGGAAAAAGGCAAGATTGCTTTTAATCCATTGGAAAAATCTAATTGTGTAGAATATGGCAAGCCTGACACAATGCGGGTTATCACTTTATTAAAGGCGGGTAAAAAATGAAAATGAAAACAGTATCATTGCTTGTGAAAGTTGCTCTTGTTGTTGCAGGTTTTCTGTTGTCTGTTCTAAAGTGGTGCGGATTGCTTCCAGAATGCAATATAAGTGAAGTGTGGAAGTCTTGCGCCTTTGCTTATGGAATTAGTATGGGGACAATCGATTTTAACATTTGCCGTGATAATTGGATAGAGGGACACAATGAAATCAATAATTGAACTTTTAGCAATGATTCTTTTGTTTTTTTCAAACGTTCATTTGTTTTGTGTTTTTTTGAAGCAACTAAAAGAAAGAAAAAAACTGTTAAAAGAAATAGAAACCTTAAAAAAGAATCTTGCATATATGACAAAGCATTTGCAAGAACTTGCAGAAATTGACAAGGAAAGAAAGAAAATTGACGGAGATATAAACAATGCGAAAACTGATGAAGAGATTTGCGATATTATCAATTCTATTATTAGCGTTAATAATTCAAAGTTGCGCAACGACAAAAAATAATATTGAGCTTCCGCCAAAACCGCAACGGGAAGAGATTCCAGAATTAAAGACCTTTGCAGATTATGCAAGAGTCATAAATTACTATGAGCATTTAGTGCAAGAATGGGAATCCTGGGGCGAAACAGTGACAGAAATAATAATGCCGTGAGTGCTGGCATAATAGCACTTGTACTAAGGTCGGCTTCCTGCCTTAGTACTTTTTTTGAAAAAATAACTATATATGTAGTGTGTTATAGATTGGCTTCGTACGGTCTAACTCCTGCCGTGCGGGGCTTTTACCTTGGAGAAAAAAAATGCCGGATCTAAAAAATATAAGAATTGCAGTTAGTGGAATATATGATTATGCCTTTGAAGAGTTGCCGTCTTTACGGCTTCCAATACCTGGAAACGGCGCCCCGCAATGGGTAGAAAAAAAAGACATATACAAAGTATATAGACCTTCTAGCGTTCTTGCTGTTGCTTGCGATAAGTTCAAGAGTTTACCGCTTACGCATCATCACCCAGCTACACCTGTAGACGGACAGAACTTCAGAGAATTAGCTGTTGGTTGGACGGGCGAGAATCCGACGATTGATTATATTAAAGATACAGACGAAATAGGCATTCGCTCAACGTGCATTTTATATGATGAAGAAGCTTTGAATGCTTATAACAACGGGGAATTGCAGTTATCACCCGGCTATATAGCGGAGTTTGAATGGAAAAAAGGCACGGCCCCGAATGGACAAGGCTATGATATTATAATGAAAGAGATAACAGACGTTAATCATCTTGCCTTGTTGCCTGCTGGACGTGGTGGTGAATACGCTGGTGTATTAGATAAGGCAGCAAAAAAGAAAGAAGAAACTGTTTTTGATTTTGTGAAAGAAAATAATGTTTTTGCAAAGGCAAAAATAACTTTAAATTTGAAAACTGCTCTAAAGGAGAAAAAAGCCAATGAGTAAAAAAGTATACCGACTTATTGTTGGTGTATCGGGTGGAATTGCAGCTGTTGCAGTTGCAGTTGTAAGTTATCTGGAACCTGCTTATTGTGCTGCAATCAATGCAAGTATTGCAGTTGTAGAAGCTGGTATTAGTGAGATTTGTTCTTTCTTTGTAAAAGAAGAATAAAAAGATAGGAGAAGAAAAGAATGAAACTATTAACAGGTTTATTCAGAATGGCGCGCAAACGCAGCCAGACAAAAGACAATGATTTGGGAATGTTCCGGGAAAAGATTGTTGACCTTGTAGAAAAGAAAGACAGTCTTTCTGTTGAAGACATTGCAAAGAAAGTTGAAGAATTAAAAGGTTTGATTGTTGACCTTCCAGACGGCGACGACAAGGCAAAACTTGAAAGATTCTTAGAAGACTTTAAAGCTGTTAAGGAGCAGGATTCTGCAACAGCAAAAGAAGCCGCCTCAATGATTGCTGATTTGTTTGAAAAGCTTGACACAGAAGCAATGAAAGACGCTCCTGCAACAGAAGCCGAAAAAGTTGTTGAAGAGACAACAGAAATGCCTGCTGAGGAAGAGAAAAAAACTGTTGCTGATGAAGACGAAAAGACTTTATCTGATTACACTTTTGAAGAACTTTACCAGCTTTTGAAAAAAAGAATGGCAGAAGACGAGGAATGCAAGGAAGAAACTGTTACAGACTGCGCTCCACGTGTAGCTGTTACAATGAATGACAATACTGCAAAAGGAAGCCTTGCAGATTTGCTCAATAACTTTTGGCGATAAGGGGAGGATTTAAGAATGGATTCAAATCTTAATTTGACTATTGGTTTAAAAGGACAGCTTGCACTTAATGCGCAGGCAGTTCCTTTACAGGAAGGCTATCTTAAGCTTGGCGGAATCGTAGATAAGACAAACCAGAGCGACGGACTTCCTTTTGGTGTTGTTTGTTCGGCTCCAGCTGCCACACCTTCTGCTATTGTTGCAGGTGCCGGAACAGGAAATGTTATCCGTGGCATTGTTGCATTCGATGATTCTATTGCACAGAATGCGCTTGGCCACCCTACAAAGTACCTTGCAGGAATGCCTTGTGCATTTATTGCAAAGGGACTTGTTAAGGTTCAGAGCTGGCAGACAGGAAAAAATCCTGTTATCGGGTACAAAGTACAGTTTGACGACGAAACAGGTGAAATTGGCTTTGTAGCATCTACAGCAGACGAAGGAAATACCTTGTTGGCTGGTGCTTCTGTTGTGGACGTAACAAACGACGGCGCTTATATTTGGCTGTCTTAAAGTGAGGTAAAGCAATGAGAATAGATTGTTCATCAGAGTTTAAGAAACTTGGAAAAGTTGCAGCAAGAATGGTTAATTACAACGGAACTGCTGCAAGTGTGTTAAGAGACGCTACTCTTCAGATAGGAAGAGCAAGCGACCCGCACTATGGCGTGTCAATGTCTGCAATCAATAATCCGATTTATGTAGGAGACAAGGCAGTTGCAGGAAAGATTACAGGCTTAACACCAGAGCTTGAAGCTCTTTACAAGAAAAGCGCTTTGAATGTAAATGTTAAGCCACGCTTCAATGCAAGAACAGGCAAGTACGACATCGACTGTTCAAAGTCTGGTATTCAGACATATACAGGCGATAGTGGCGAGCTTGTTGCAGCGCAGGCAATTTCGCCTTGGAACGCTTCATTCTTCCCAGAACTGTTCAAGCAGCCTTTACTTTACAGCAAGGCAAGAGAACTTGTTAAAAGAATGAGCGGAACAAATCCTTGGGGAGAAGTGCAGAACCTTGCACTTGCCGGATATTCTGGATGGGGACTTGTGGACCAGTCTGGAACAGTTGCAAGCAATCTCAAGCAGAATGTAAATGTGCAGGGCGGAATTATGACATCCGCAATCATCAACATTAAGGTTTTCTACAACTTCACTGTTGAAGAAATGGAAAGAGCAAAAGCTGAAAATGGCTCACCATTTGCAAGCTCTTTGCTTGCTGAAAAACAGCTCTATGCACAGTATGTAATCGATATGATTACAGACTATCTCACATATTACGGCAACGAGACAACAGGAACACTTGGCTTGTTCGATGTAAATGGCGAGACTACTTGGAGCGGACAGACCCTTGCACAGATTGCAGCTGATTCTTCTAACACCAATAAGGGTTACACAATGTACCAGCAACTTGCAAAAATCATCACTGATTTTATGGGAGCCAGCCAGAACAAGTTTGACATTGTTCGTGTTGCAATGTCGCCACAGGCATTCAACCTCTTGACTTCTGTTCCATACTCTAATGCTTATGAAGCAAAGAGTGCACTTGCAATCTTTGAAGAGAACTTTAATGCTGGTGTAACAAAGAACGGAAGCAAGGCAAAAGTAGAATTCTATGCAGATCCATTCTTGGCAGCTGGAACAGAGTTCAATTCTTCTGCAAGTGATAAACTTGTTATTACAGCTCCAGAAGTGGGTGCAGGTCCTAACGATGTTAAGCAGGACTTGCTTTTGCTTGGTGTTCCACTTGAGAACTTCACTTACCCTGTCTATCCTAACAGTTATGACCAGCAGCACGCAGTTCTTCGCAGATTTGCGGGTGTATTTGCTCCTGTTGCTTCTGCTGTTAAGGTATACAGTGGATTCGGTGTAGCAGCATAATCTGATAATCAAGAGTTAGAGGGGGATTAAAACCTTCTTTAACTCTTGATTTTGTAAAAAAACTACAAAAGGAAGCAAAAAATGAAATATATTCAGAGTTTTTATCAGTACCCGGTTACGTTTTCTTCAATTCAAAAAACGATTCCTGCAAGAGGTGCTCAAGGGGACTTGAAGAACATTGCAGAAATTAAAGAATCAGAACTTGAGATTTTGGAAACAAGAGAGCCTTTTTTCCGTGAGCTTGTAAACAACAAAAAGATTCGTGTTTTGAATCATCTTCCAGAAAGCTATAAATCATCTGCTATCAGAATCAACGAAGCAAATGATGAAATAGCAAGATTGAAAGAAGAAAATGAAAAATTAAAGAAACTTACTGAAAAAACAGAATCTGTTGAAGAAACAGAGACTGTAAAAAATGCAGAAACTGAAAAAACAGAATCTTCTGTAAAAACAGAGACTGCACAGAAGAAAACAAAGAAGAAAAAATAAGGAGACTTTGAAAAAAATGACAAGGCAGGATTTTACTTTTGCAGACAATTTTCCTTCTCTTACAGATTCACAGATTGATTCTGCTTATGAAGTCGTGTCTGTTATGTTTTCGGGTGTTCTACAATGCTGGGCGGCGCTTGCTGAACCAATCAGAGGAAAAAAGCGCTCCCTTTGCTTAAATCTGCTTATTGCCTGGTATTTACTTGATTCAAACCCGCAAAGCGCAGTCGGTGTTATCGGTAACGGTGGAATGGCTTTGACTTCTAAGGCTATCGGTGGCACGTCTTTAAGTTTTGCGGATATGGACGCGC